ATATACTCCGCGGACATTATGCCCAGCGAAGTAGTCATGACCACAAGACTCGCGAAAGAGACCCGCGTTGTAAGATTTCTTAACGTTCACCACGAAGTTCAATTTAGCAAGCATTCGAATGACGAACTCATACGTCTCACGACGCACGATTATATCATCACCGAATACGCTAAATGTCACGCCGTTAGTGTCAGTGTCAGGGAATCCCATAACCTGATACGCAGCTCTTACCGCACAAGCGAAAATGAGCGTCTGCAATGGGAACGTAAAACCGTTACCCATCGTAGAGACCATACGAAGTACCACTTCCGAACCGTCAGGAAGAACGGCCGTTTCGCAGCGACTCAACCTGATGAAGGCCTTAAGGGCCCCATCAGGCAGTATCTGCTGCAGCAGTGATAATCCGATGCTATCACTCGCACTAACTAGGTCGATGGTAGCGTAGCTGCCATCGATCGAGCCAATACGAGCTAGTTCCCGGTTGAGGTCTGGTTGCGTCTTCAAATAAATATTGAAGAACTGTCCAAGCCTTACTTCTAGGAACGCACCAATAGCCTTCTGGAACAACATGTTCAAAGAAGGCTCGGTGCAGCATGTTCGCGAAATTTCAGCATTTTTAGGAGCAAAAAAGAGTTTCCCTCCCCTAACCCTTTCGAAACCGTAGTCATGGAACCTTTGCATTTCTGCATCGGCCCATAACCCAGTTTCAGAAAGAGCGGCCCGAAAAACAGGGATGAGCTGGTCATTCGTGTACGATATCGTCGACTCAAAGAGTTTCGTATACATACACCGGGAGTCAGCCTTTTGGGCTGCCCCAGGACCAATCATCATGCCTTGACGAATAACATCCAGATTAAAGCCATTGCCGTCAGAATCCAAATCGAGCACTCTTCGAACCTCATTTCTGAAGTAATCGAAGAAACAAGACTCAGCCTCTGATTCAGCCGAAAAGCCAAAGGTTGTAGGCAGCGCGTCGTTGATCGCTCTAAATTTCTCTAGAGCAGCCAGGTCAGCATCAGCTGTATTACCGATTGGACACAGCTTCTTGTAGAAGCTGTCGGCAAGGGATCGTCGAGCAACAAAGTGAGCACTGCTATCGCTAGCAATAGGCCCACCTGTATCGCCCTCCAACCCAAGGTCGGCGAGGAGATCGAGGTATAGACTCGCGTAATCACGCATTGTGTTACCCTGAAGAGTTTGTCCATGACGCAGTTCGAGCCGCTAAGCGGCTCGTCCGAAGTAAGGGAACGGTTTAAATCGTCCCCGTCACTGTCGAATCACCAATAGCACTACTGATCTGCGAAAGCAGACCAATATGTGCACTGATGGCAGCACGGATACTCAGAGGGTCCGCAAGATCCGAGCCAGCTGGGATATCCAGCTCGGTGCGCAGGACGGCCGTTTTGTAGGCTTGTCCGGCGAGCGGCAACACTCCCTTCCGAGTGAGCACTTTGTAAGTGTTCATCGGAACGGCGCGAAGAACCCCGGTCACTGGATTCACGGGAGCCAAGGACTTCAAAACCTTGGGCCGGAACATGGAGAGGGTGAACGGAGCAGCGACTGAATGTGCAAGCACACCAGCCTGAGTGCCTCCAAGGGCCGAGACGTAGTACTGTTTGCCATTGTTGTCGGGGTTTGAATCCGCAGCAATGGTGTACGTTGGGGACGTCAGGCCAGTTTGGGCAGTCCCGGTAACGGGAGTAGAAGGAGCAAATGCCATAATGGGCTTTCATGAGAAGGACGTAAGTTCAGATCTAAGAGATCCATAGGGCGGAAGCCCTGGGTTCACGCGCAAACAAGACCGCGATCATGTTGGCAATCTTCGGCGTATCCTCAAACGGATGTTTGAGGTATAGCGGTGGGATACCTAGTGACAACGGAATCGAACGCGTAACCGTAGTGCGAACAGCTTCAATATAACCTGTGCCATAGTTCGGGCCAGTCGTTACTCTGCGAAGTTTGTAATACCCAGTCGTTGTGGGTGGCCTCATATTTGACTGCAAGGTGGACTTAGTAAAATCAGTAATGGTTTTACAGATCCATTTTACCCTTGCAGTCGAGGTCACCGCAGCGTCAAGGATATTATTAACATTCGCAAAGTAATCAACTAACCAAGACCATGGCACGGCCTCCCAAGCGGCTGGAATCCAATTCCCGTGGTCGAAACCAAGGAGCTGAAGCAACCGATCGTTGCTGCCGAAATCGGCAAGCAGAGACCCCTCGAGACCGCAAACATATTGAACCCGCCTTTCAGTTACCGACTTCCGCGTGATTTGAAATTCCACGAAGTTGTACGGAGGACTGTAGGGGTTTGGGCTCGTAACGTTTGAAGTACCCTTGGAAGTCATTCCCCGGGAGACAATTCTTTTTCGTAAGTGTGGCAAATCGCCACCTTTCTCGAGATTGAACTGTGCAAAAGCCTCGGCGGCCGCCTTTGTGTCCGAAATCAAAGGTTTAAGACCGAAGCTCCATTCCAGGTACGTATCTGCAACAATTTGGTGGTATTTTACCTCCTTAAAGCTGGTCGAACCTTTCAGGCCCCGTCTTTCTAAAGCTAGACGGTTAAGACGCCTGTTGGTCAAATCAACTATAGATTTGGCTGGATTACCAAATTGCCGCAAAACATCTAAAAACTCGGCAATCACAGCAGGGCTGTTCATGCGCGAGAGTTCTGAGTCCAACTTTTTATAAGTCTTGCTCAGAGCTATCGATTCGGCCTGACTACTGTCTGGATAATCGTGAGGCACTGTGAAGTCAAAACGATCTGACCCCACAACACCATAATAACCACGTTCAGACAATGAAGTCGGGTCCACCAAGTTGTCGAAAAGGTAAAGAACCTTTACCCAACTGGCGTCTACCTTGACAAGTTTGACACGGTTGGATGTGAACACAGAAGAAGCATTTTCGTTCTTCCGTATTTTCTCCTTCCAATCAAGCACTTTTGAACCCGAGCGAGTCCCCGTTAAAGTAGCACTAACTGGAAAATAATTGTTAGTGCTCAACGAACCGTTTATCCAAACACGGCCGTTGTTCTCAATACGGATTTGCTCACTGAAGTTCTGAGTGTATGACATGATCTCTTCCTGTCGGAGATAAAACGATAGCGGGTTTCCACCGCAATTATAAGCGCACCGACTGACTTTCTAAAGGTCAGATATGGGGTAAGTCCCCTAGGTGGGTTTTGGTTGTGG